GCAATAGGTGCAATATTATTATTTTTTGCAGGTAAACAAAATGAAAAAAATAAACAAACTAAAAGAGCTATTGAATCTGTCAAAGCTGCTAAGAAAGTGCAGAGCGATATTGATACTATGTCTAGTAGCAATAAGCGTAAGCGCATGCACAAAAAATATTCTAGGTTTGGGAAATCCAAATCTTAAATATTCTGACGTACTAAAATGCGTTATAATGACAGATGAAGAAATAGATTTTATATCAGATCAAACTTTAGATATGATTTTATATAATAACGAATTAATCTGTGAGGATGAATAAGTTTACTAGTGATCTCATTGTTAAATCATATAATGAAACTAAATGGCAGTTAACCGAAGAGTTTTATTTTTACTTTGAAGAACACGGTAAACGAATTAATGTTGTAGTACCAAAAGGTTTTATAACTGACTTTGCGTCAGTACCGAGAATATTATGGTCAATATTACCACCAACTGGTAGATATACTAAGGCCGCAGTATTACACGACTATCTATATTCTAATAGTTCTAAACTAAAAACAAATAGAAAACAGTGTGATAAAATGTTTTTAAAAGGTATGGAAGTGCTAGGCGTTAAACGTTGGGTACGAAATACCATTTATAGAGCCGTAAGAATATTTGGTAATAAATATTATAAAAAGGGTTAGCTCTCTTTATTAATTGCATAATACAACAATGCTATTGCATCTGCCTCATTATCATCTTTTGGATTATGCCCTAATTCTTGAACCGCCTTTATTACCTTTTCCTTATTGGCGTTGCCTTTTCCAGTTATGTGTTTCTTAATGGTGCCTACTGCTACACCCTCATAAGGAATTTTATTATCTTCACAGAACATAGTTAACGCAGCTTTGAATCCGCCATAACAATGTGCGGCATCAACACCAATATGTTTTCTCACCTCTTCAAAATAAATTACACCTATACCTAGTAATGAACTATTGTGGATTTCTTGTAGGTAGTTTCTAAAATTAACAAACCTTCTGTCGGCACTTTGAAAACGAGTAGCTTTGAAGTTTTCGCTATAAGATACCATTCCTAATTCTGTGCGTTTGGTAGTCATAGCAAAACCTGTTGTCGTGCCTAAGTCTAAGGCCAATATTATTTTAGTCATTTTCTAGTTCTTCAATTAATTTATCTAAGTACCACTTAGCTTTTTTTAAATCTTCTACTTTATTTTTATGGTCAGCTCGTGAGACATATTTTATTATGTTACCTTTGCAAAAGCCAGCTAATTGTGATGGCGATAGTTTTGCTTTAATATAGTCAAAGGTTTCTATACCACCAAACTTATAGTGATCTGGGTTTATTTTTTCGTTAAACATTTTTTTAACTTCCACCAATTAATTAATAAATATAGTTCATCATCAGTTAATATAAAATAGTCGTCCATAATATTATTTTTTATAGTTAATACCTTCCCAACCTTCCGCAGCTACGGGGCAATCTTTAGCCCAGTTGGGTGTTGCTGCCATGAGATTACAAAATCTTTCTAAAGGATTTTGTAAAGCTGTTTGCTGTGGTACTTCTGCGATCAATTCGTCATGTACGGATAGAACAATATTGAAACCTTCATTTTCTATGCGTAACATTGCTTCGGCCATCAAGTCCCTTGCCACTGCTTGGGTTATATTCTCCACCAGCTTACCGCCGTATGTACCATTACGAAACGCCTTACCCATCTTTTCAGCTAAATAAGTTAGTTCAGGAGACTCACCCCAATCATATCTTTTTATTTTTAATTCAGGTTTATAATAATGTAAACAGCGACCACTTGGTAATTGACACTTTAAGAAATCATCTTGCATAAACCAAATAGTTTTACCACATTCTACACGATTACCAGTTCTCACCGCTGTGTGTGCTGCTTTCTCTTGATCGTACCAAAGTTGCCTAACATGGTGGTAGGTCTGGCGATAAGTATTAATAGCTGTTTTAGCCAAGCCTTCATGTACTTTAATCCCCCAGCTTAAACAAGTCTCATAGAATTTAGGTGCGCCCATTCCGTAGCCTGCGCCAAGTATAGCAGCTTTACCTAACTGTCTTTGTTCTGCGGTTACGTCCTTAACATCTACTCTATAAATATTAGAGGCCATATCTTTGTACAAGTCCTCACCGTTTCTAAATTGATTTAGCATTTTCTCACTACCTGCAAGCCAACCGAGAACTCTAGCCTCAATAGCTGCAAAGTCAGCAACTAATAGTTTCTTACCTTGTGGTGCGCATACCATACCTCTTATAGCTGACGACATAAAACCCATTACATCATCGGTTAACATCTCAATACTTGATGCGCTACCTTGCTTAATTAGCTTGATAGCAGTAGCCATATCTTTAATACTACCTCTTGGCAAGTTTTGGAATTGCACCAACTTACCAGACCATCTACCAGTTGAAGCACCGTGATACATAAGCACATCACGGATTCTACCATCTGGTGCAGTAGAGTTTTTCATTGCTTCATATTTAGCCGTAGAGGTTTTACTTAATGCTTGGCGTATCTCTAATACTCTTTTAACCTTAGCGTCCTTAACAGTTTTTAAAGCCTGTTCTACATCTGCTTTAGTAAGCCCCGGTAATTCTTCGCCACGTTCTTTACACCATTCAAGGATTCTAGCTCGTTGGCCAACAGTAGTTATCTTACCTTCGGTTAATATAGCTAATTCTTTTTCTAGTTTTTCTGAATACTCACCTAATATCTTTAGTGATTTATTGACAGCATCTATATCTATATGGACACCACGCTCGTTAATCTTTTGGTCTAACTGCCAAACTTTTAATTCTCTATTTGGTAGGCCACCTAGTTTGTTTGCTATTGCATATTCTGCTTCAACATCTGATTTGCAATAGTCGTATAATGTTTGGAATTTTTCTTGGTATTCTTCTTGTTCATAAAACCCTCCTACTCTTGGTCTAGGTTTTGATAGCTGTAGCATAACTCTTTTACCTTCGTCATCTTTAATAGTTGAAAGGCCAAGTATCTTACCGGCACCACCTAATGATCTAGGTAATGCGTGGTATGCTGCAACACTAGCGGAGCAACGCCATTGCTCTGGTTTAATCTCTGGCCAACCATATCGTTTAACCATAATGTTATGCCAGATAGCTTTTTCAAAGAAAGCGTTGTGGGCTTCTACTAATACCCCCTTATTAATTTGTCTTGCTAACACATCCATCTTTAGGTGGTCTTGGTGATCTACACTTAAAGCATCCATGTTATTAAATAGCATGACAGGGCTATCATCAAACTTCACGGCTAAACAAAGTATCTCGGTACTTGAGTCTAACGAGTAGACCCAAGCACCGGACTTCTTTATATCAACCTCTGATCTTGTTTCAAAGTCAATATAGATCATTACCCTAGCAAGTTTGAAGATTGATAGTTATCTGGGTTGTCAGCTTCATCATCAATAACGTCAAACTCGTCCTCAGCAGCTATCTTAGGGACTCCACTAAACGGCTCACCATCTCTAACTTTTTGTACATTGATTAGAGATAAAGAAACACCTTTATTCATCTTATGGTCATATGCGAACGGATTAAGACTTGCACGAATAAAGCAACCACCATAAACTTCCTCTTCATTTAAGATTGGTTGGGTTTGTGCATCCACAACACCCGGCTTACGAGTGTTCTTAACGGTGATATATATTTTACCTTTATATGCTGGTACTTCATCACCTTTCTTATCCCTCTTAGCATCTCCATCTTTAAAATTAGGATGATTAAATGTAGGTATTTTATCTCCCCATTTCTCTTTAGACACCTTATTAATAATATCTTTAAGTGGAGATAAATCTGTTTTCTTATCAAACAATATATCTACGGAATAATAATATTTACCATTATCCTCGTTTAATCTTGGTTTGAAAAGTGTTGGGTAAGAAGCTTGCCCAATAGGTGTAATTATTTTATTAGTCATGTCATTACGTGTTTAAGTTAATAAAAAATTTAGCCTTCAATGACATCAAAGTCATTTCTAGCCGTTGGCTCCACAGCAGGCCTCTTATCACTAACAGGCACCATTGTGTTACCATTATCTGGGGTTTCGCATAGCGAAGCCACTAGATTCTTATCAATCAGCTTTTCTACTTGAGCTGGTGATTTTAATTTTAGTTCTGAATATATTAAGCCAATACCAGTGTCGCCGGGGTGAACACCCATTGCGTCTCTTAGTTTTCTGACTATCATATCTTCATCACCAAACCATTTACGATTAGCTCTTTTCTTAACGAGCTTGTAACCATCTATAGATTGGCCACGTTCTAATTCATTGAACGCATAAGACTCTACAGCTTTTAACCATGAAGATATTACCGGTGCAAAATCTAAAACCTTTTTAATATCTACTGGTTTCAAACTGTCTGGCTCTGGTAATATTATTTCTTCATCTTTAAATTCTGCTTTAGCAACTTCAAGTGCTTTCTTTTCTAGTTGCGGACACACTGCTTGAGCAGGACAGAACCTACACCATTCGCCTTCTTTAAGTTTTGGTTTCTTAGCTTCGCAAGCCTTAACTCCTTTCTTTAGAGTCTTAGCGAACTTATCAAGGTAGCCAACAGTAGTTACCCAAGATTTAATTGGTTCACCTGCTGCTCTTGGTTGAACAATGGTTAGTTTGATCTGGCTATCTGGGTGTAAGTCTTGTACATTAGCAGCACCCAAACCATAATAAGCAAGCTGTGTATTTTCTTCTGGGCTAACTGCAATACCAGCGCCATGTTTGTAATCAATAACCTCAAGCATGCCAAGCATATCACTAAACACACAAGCATCATTGGTACCAAACATTTCGTCATGTACAAAAGCTAAACTAAATCTAGTTTCAATAAATAGTTCTCCTAACTTTGCTCTGCTTCTTACATAATCTACATAGACTGTAACCGCTTCAACCATATCTCCATTGACAAAGTATTTACTTCCGTCATCTAAAGTTATTTCTTGGTCAGCATAATCACTAGGATTACTATTGTTCATTAAACATAACTCACCTAATTTGTGAGCTGCGGTACCTTCTTGAGCATAGACACTTGATGGCTGTGGTGGTACTGTCTCGGATAGCTTAACACTACCCGGACAGTTTAACCATCTACTAGCTGACGAGGCACCATATTTTGAATGTGCTTGAGGCATGATACTACGCTATTTTGTTTAATAATTCTGGGTACTTTTCTTGAGGTACCGCTGGAAAGTTTGTATAACCACCTAGTTCTTTGAAGATATTAGCTAAAGCTTCTTCTCCGTTATCTTGTATAAACTCCACGAGTTTACTCATAACTTCGTCTCTAGTTGGCAGTTCTTCTTGAGTCTCCACTTTAGGTTCTTCTTTAACTACTTCTTGCTTTGGCTCTTCAACCTTCTTAGGTGCAGCTTTCTTTTTAGGTGCTGGCTTGCTAACTTCTTCCTCAATAGCTTCTTCAACTTTTTCTTCTACCTTTTGAGTAAATTCTTTTTTAGTTTGAAGAACATCTTTAGCATAAACCTTTGGTGGGTTTGTATTGCCGAAAGGCAACTCTTGCTGGTCAGATATTTTATTCTCTTCAATCTGTACTAACCTTGAAGTGTTGTTAGCTATAACTGAAAGCAATTCAATTATTAGAACATCAGTAGCAGCGCCACAGTTGTTTCTCATACGTACTAGTTCGTCAA